TATAATAATAGGTATATTAGGGGTATATATAGGGTTAGGTAAGTCTTAAGCATTTCTGGGAACACATGGGAACGTGGGAACACTTATCAATCTTAAATGAGTCTCATTTTGTTTATTTTTTGATACTGGACTACTATGACAGCATGACTTCAATTAATGATTTACAAAACGATCCTAAAAACGCTCGTAAGCGTACGGACAAATCTGCAAAACTTATAAAACAAAGCCTTGAGCAATATGGGGCTGCAAGATCAATAGTTATTGATGAAAATAATCGCATCCTTGCAGGGAATGGAACAATCGCAGGGGCAAAAGCCGCAGGCATTAAAAATTTAAAAATTATTGAATCAAATGGTGATGAAATAATTGCTGTAAAAAGAACTGGATTATCTGAAGAAGAAAAAGTAGGTTTAGCAATAGCAGACAATAGAACAGGTGATCTTTCAGAGTGGGATATAGATATGCTTGACCAATTATCAAATGAACATGATTTAAATGATTTTTTTGATAAAAAAGAACTTGATGACATCCTTTCTAAAAAAGAAATTTTACCAACAGAAGGTTTAACAGATCCAGATGATGTTCCAGAAGTTCCAGAAGAACCAGTAACAAAAGAGGGTGATTTATATATTCTTGATAATCACAGACTTTTATGTGGTGACTCCACAAATATTCAGCACGTTGAAAAACTTATGAATGGTAAAAAGGCTGATTTAGTTCATACAGATCCACCTTACAATGTGGATTATTCAAACAGCGAAAGACCAAAACCAAGTAAAAATAATTTAGGAAAAATTAAAAATGACTTGATGCCTAAAAAAGAATTTTACAATTTTTTAAATAATTCTTTAGTTTGTGCTTATTCTGTTTTAAAAAAAGATTCTTCATCTTACATTTGGCATAATGATAAAGAAGTAGATACTTTAATAAAAGCAACTATTAATTCTGGTTTACAATTTTCGCAGCAAATAATTTGGAAAAAACCAATGTTATTAGGAAGAAGCAGATACCAATATGCCCATGAACCTTGTTTATTCTGTGTTAAGGGATCTCCTCATTTCACAAATGATAGAACTAAAACTACAGTTTGGGATTTCGGTGGATATGACAAATCAAAAAATGTTCATCCAACTCAAAAGCCAGTTTTTATTCCAGAAGAAGCAATAAAAAATTCATCAAAACAAAATCAAATTGTTCTTGATTTGTTCGGTGGTTCTGGTTCAACACTTATTGCTGCTGAACGTACAAACAGGCATGCTTATCTTATGGAGTTAGATCCAAAATATTGTGATGTAATAGTAAAAAGGTGGGAGGATTTTACAGGTAACAAAGCAAAACGTGTATCATCTAATTAATGGCAAAAAAAGGAACTAAAGCTGAAACTGTAATCAGGTCACAAAAGTTTGCTCGCATTATTGCAAATGGTGGCCGTAGATCTGACTGTGTTCGCTATGCCTCAGAGAATTGGGGGGTTGGAGAAAGAACCGTAGATAAGTATTTAAACATAGCTAGAGAAGAGTTGAAGAGGGATTGGGACATGGAACGACCTCAAATGGTGGCTGATCTTTTAGCTCAATGCAGTACTTTACAGATGGAAGCTAGAAGGGCTGGTCATTACCACATAGCTCTTGGTGCTATAAATACAGCAGCTAAACTTGCACAGATTGTTTCGTGAGTATTTTAGATACAGCAAAAGCTGGAAATGTTTTATATCAAGTCGGTGCTTATGATTTGCCGACAGCACAAGAAACAATAGATCGTATTAATCTAGACCTGTTGCCCCATCAATCAAAGTTTTGTGATGATCTTGACCATAGAAAATTAGCACTTGTCTGTGGCTTTGGTGCTGGAAAAACTCATGCACTTATTTCAAAATCTTGCATATTGGCTGCACTTAATGTTGGTCATGTATCTGCAATTTTTGAACCAACTGCACCAATGCTTAGAGACATTTTACAAAGAACAATGAATGAGTTGTTGGATCAATGGCAAATACCTTACACATTCAGAGCATCACCACTTCCTGAGTACCAACTTCAGTTTAGAGAGGGCATACATACTATTTTGTTAAGAACAATGCTTACTTATCAACGATTAAGAGGGCAAAACCTCTGTGCAGTCGGATTTGACGAGGCAGATACTGTTCCAAAACGTGATGCGGAACAGGCAATGAACATGGCACTTGCAAGGCTAAGATCAGGTAATGTTCAACAATTTTATGCAACAACAACTCCAGAGGGTCATGGTTGGGCATTTGAAACATTTAAAAAAGATCCGAAACCTGATACTAACTTGATACAAGCAAAAACAGAAGATAACAAATATCTTCCAGAAGGATTTATCGAATCATTAAAAGCTAATTATCCAGACCAGTTAATAAAAGCGTATCTTAACGGAGAATTTGTTAACCTCACTATGTCTGCTGTATATGATCGCTTCGACAGAAATATTCATGTATGCAATCAACTGCCAAGTTATAACAACGAAATCTTGCGTGTAGGTTTGGATTTCAACATTCAGAATACTAACTGTGTCATAGGGGTGCGTGATGGTAATAAGTTAGTCATAATAGATGAAATTACTAAAATGCACGATACGGATGCAATTTCGCAAGAACTGCTTAGAAGGTATCCAAATCAGAAAATTTTAGTTTACCCAGACGCTTCAGGAGGTAATCGTTCTACAAATGCTTCAGCAACCGATATATCCATTCTCGAATCTTACGGCTTTACCAATATGTCGCCAAGATCGAATCCGCCAATCAAAGATAGAGTCTCGGCTGTTAACGCTCTTCTCAAGAACGGGAAAGGGGAAGTCCGTCTGGCGATTAGCCCCTGTTGCAGAACCTTAATAGAATGTTTTGAGCTACAGGCTTATGACGAGAAAACAGGAGAACCTGATAAGCAGAATGGTTATGACCACATTCTTGATTGTATTGGCTATTTAATTTGGCGAGAATTTAATCCACTATATTTCCGTTCAGGTAAAGGTACTGGAATTAGGCTTTATTAGTATTATTCTTTAAACTATAGTTAGTAGTATTAATGGACTCTTAAAATGGACTCAGGTTATAACCATTACAACAGGCAGAGATCGGCAGTTGGAACGACAATAATAGATCCTAATAACGCATGGTTTGCACAAGAACCTCACTGGCCTTTGATAGAAGATTTAATTGGTGGTACATACCAGATGAGAAGTCGTCATAGAAAATATTTACCTCAAGAACCTAGAGAGCTGGATGAGTCTTTTGACAATCGTCTAGCTAGAAGTGTTTGTCCTCCCTATTTTGTCAGATTGGAGAAGCTACTAGCTGGTATGTTAGTCCGTAAACCTGTGAGATTAAATGAGACAAGCGATGATATAAGGCTACATATGTTTGATGTTGATTTAGAAGGCAATGATTTAAATGTCTGGACATATGAAACTGCAAGAAAAATGATTCGTTATGGTCATATTGGAATCCTTGTTGATGCACCTGCTGCTGGACAATCGGGCAGACCTTACTGGATTACTTACACACCTCGCCAAATTTTGGGATGGAGGTCAGAGATGTCAGAGGGTAAGTTAAAACTTACACAGCTAAGATTATTAGAAAAGGTATTTGAACCTGAAGGATTGTATGGAGAAAAGATTGTAGAACAGGTTAGATTGTTAACTCCTGGTGCTTATGAAATCCATAGAAAAGGTAAAAATAATGAGTATGTAAAGTTTGACGAAGGAACTATGAGTTTACCTGAGATACCTTTTTCTGTTGCATATGCCAATAAAATTAATTTTTTAGAGTCAAGGCCACCGATGGCTGATATTGCAGAATTAAATCTTAAGTCGTATCAATTACAATCAGACTTATCAAACCAGTTACACATATCAAGTGTGCCGATGTTGGCATTTTTTGGATTCCCACAAAGTAGCGAAGAGGTCAGTGCAGGTCCAGGAGAAGCGATTGCATTTCCAGCAGAGGGCAGAGCAGAATTTATTGAGCCTAATGGTAATAGTTTTAATGCACAGTTTGAACAGATTGATCGTGTAGAGAAACAGATTAATGAATTAGGTTTGGCAAGTATTCTTGGTCAGAAGTTAAGTGCAGAAACAGCAGAATCTAAAAAAATAGATCGCAGTCAAGGTGACAGCACGATGATGGTCATTGCACAACAGATGCAAGATATGATTGATAACTGCCTACAGTTTCATGGTCAATATCTTGGCAGTGATGCTGGTAGTTGTTTTGTTAATAGAGATTTTGTTGCACAAAGACTAGAACCACAAGAAATCCAATCATTATTACAGCTTTATACAGCAGGTACGATCACACAGGAAACATTACTCACACAACTACATGAAGGTGAAGTGTTAGGTGATGAGTTTGATGTTGAAGAAGAGATAGAGGCAACAGAATCTGGTGGTTTACGAGAAACGTCAGAACCTATTGAAGAGGCAAAAGAATCTATGCCCGAACAATCAGCAGAACCAGAAGATGAATAATGGCAACACCCGAATCATTTTATCGAGAAGCTATTGATTTAAATAGATACAGCAATCAAATTGCAAGAGACATTGTAACGAATTACAACAATGTAATTTTAGATTTAACAAATAAATTAGCGGCTATTGATGAAGTGACGGCACCTGCGACAGTAGCAAGAATAAGGGCAATGCTTGTGCAAATGAAAGAAAGTTTAGAAACATGGTCCACAGGAAGCACCGCTTATATGATTGATGAATTGCAAAGCTTAGCGGTATTTCAATCGGAATTTATTGCAGATGAATTAAAAAAGGTGTTACCTGTTGGTTCTGTTGGTGTAAACAGTGTAAAAATATCTCCTGATTTTGCAAGAAGTATTGTTATGACAGATCCTACAGAAGTAAATATTTTAACACTACCTAATAATTTAGAAGAATCAGTACAAAGAACGTTTAACCTTACTGCTGCCAAAGGATCTGCTATTACTTTACCTAATGGCGAAGTTGTCGCTAAAGCTTTTCGTGGCATATCTACAAAGCAGTCAGAATTAATTTCTAGTCAAATTCGTGTTGGTATTACAGAAGGAGAATCAATATCAAAAATAGCAAAAAGATTGCGTGGCCGTTTGCAGTTTGGTCGTAATCAAACGATGACGGCGAAAGCACAAAGACTTGCAGGTGGAGATGGAATGAAGCTTGCAAATAATCAAGTTCTAACGATTGTAAGAACTTCAGTGAATCAAGTACAAAATGCCGTTAGTCAAGCTACCTATGCAGCAAACCAAGATGTAACAAAAAAGTATGAATACGTTGCGATTTTGGATGCAAAAACTACTACGATCTGCGGTAGTTTAGATGGTCAAAGATTTAATTACAACGAGGGCCCTTTACCACCACAACATTTTAATTGTAGATCAACAACAGTTCCTATTATTGACGATGAAGATTTACGCAGGCGTTTTCCAAATACTAGGCCAAGTGCTACTGGTAGGGTTTCTCAAGATACTAACTATGCAACTTGGTTAAAAGATAATCCAGCTATCCAAGAAAAAACACTTGGAAGTAAAAAGAAATTTTTTAACTATTTAATTGATATAAAAAGAAAAAGCCCAAGAGAGGCTTTAAGGTTAATAATAAAAGACGATGGAACTGAATTATCTTTAAAAAATTTAATTGACAAATACCCTAAGGCTTAATATTAGTTATGATTATATTAGCTGCAAAATTTACTATGCCTGGACAATATGGATCAATTAAACCCAAGGTTAAAAAGAGAAAGAAAAAAGGCGGTAAGAAATAATGGCAAAGACATTAGCAGAAAGGTTGTCTGAAGCAAAAAAAGCAGCAAAACCTACAAAACCCAAGAAAAATGCCAAAGCAAAGAAAAGTACCGAAGGATAAAAAAACAGGTGTACCAAAAAAATATCTCAGTGGTTCAAAAAACAGAAGTGCTGCATATTGGGCAAATCGTGTAAAATGGTGATATAACTTAATTAAGGCTACGCTTTATTACATGGCAGACGAAAAAGAAACAGTGGCTACGCCACCAACACCAGCACCTAATGCTGAAGTTGAAGCATTGAAAGAATCAGTAAAAAAATTAGAGGCAAAAAATTACGAACTGATAGGTAAACTGCAAAACCAGAAGAAAGCAGTGCCTGATGATTATGACAATCTTCTTGCTTATAAACAAAAGCATGAACAGGAAGAATTAGAGAAAGAAGGTAAATATACAGAAGCTAAACAGGCAATGGAACAGCAGTATCGTGATAGATCGGCTGAAGATAAAAAACGCATTGAAGAACTAGAGTCAAGAAACAGAGAACTTGAATTGATTGCTCCAGCAATGCAAGCATTATCTGAAGTTACTCATGATCCAGAGCTTGTATTAAATAACTTTGTACCAAAAGAACAGATACAGATTAAAGAAGGTAGACCAGTTGTAATTGATGGTTATGAACAACTACCTGTAGCAGATTATGTAAAGAATAAACTAGAAAAAGAAAAACCTTATTTACTAAAAAAAGCACCTGCGGTTGGTGGTGGAGCACCTATATCAAGACCATCTGGAGGGGGTGAAGTAACCGAAGAAATGATTAAGCCATTTTTAAAAAATTCAGAAAATCTTACCGAACAGTCAAGAATCTTTAAGGTTTATGGTGTAGATACATGGAAAAAGTTGCGAGAAATTGCAAAAACTCGCTAGAATATTAATTAAATTCTGTTACGCAGAATAAATATTTAGGGTTACGCCCACACCGTTTAAATTTATTTTAACAACACATGGCTGTTTTAAGGAGTGACATCATCATTCCAGAGGTATTTACACCATATGTTATAGAGCAAACTACTGCACGAGATTCATTTCTTGCGAGCGGTGTGGTTGCACCTATGGCAGAGCTAAATGCAACTGAGGGTGGTGATTTCGTTAATGTTCCTTTTTTCTCTGCAAACCTAAGTGGAGATTTTGAGGTACTTTCAGATTCAAGTTCATTAACACCAGGTAAAATTTCTACCGATAAACAAGTGGGAGTTATTTTACATCGTGGTCGAGCTTTTGAATCTAGAGATTTAGCTGCACTCGCTGCAGGTTCTGACCCTATGGCTGCAATAGGTCAAAAGATCGGAGCATATATAGCAAACCAAAGACAAAAAGATTTACTTGCTTGTCTTGATGGAGTATTCGGTTCTGTTAACTCAACAGATTCTAATGCTGCATTTTTTGGTCTTACTATTGATGGCGGTTCAGGTGATACACCAACAGGTTTATCTCCAAGACACGTTGCAAAGGCAAGATCAATTCTTGGCGATCAGGGCGATAAGCTAACAGCAGTTTGTATGCACAGCAAAGTTTACTACGATCTTGTTGAAAGAAAAATGGTTGACTATGTTCTTGCATCAGACGGCAATGGCGGTTCTGCAACTGCATCTGGTGGTTCTATCGCTGGTGCATATGGTGGAGACAATACAGTTCCAACATACTGCGGACTAAGAGTTATTGTTTCAGATGACGTTTCTACCGCAGGGTCAGGCTCATCAACTGAGTACAGTACTTATTTCTTTACAGCAGGTGCAGTAGCTAGTGGAGAGCAAGCTGGTCTAACAACTGAGACAGATAGAGACATTCTAGCTAAATCAGATGCTATGGCTATTGACCTTCATTACACATATCACCCTGTAGGTTCTAAGTGGGCTGTAACAACAACAAATCCAAATAGAACTCAACTTGGTACAGTAGGCAACTGGTCGAAAGTCTACGAGACAAAGAACATTGGTATCGTTAGAGCTACTAACGTATCTACTCAAGACTAAAGGTAAACTATTATGCCATCTTTATTTGAGGTTAGTGCTGGTAAACTTACTGGACCAACAACTGGCGGAACAGTAACACAGGCAACTAACAAATCCACAGGTGTAACTCTTAATACAGAGTCAGGGCAAATCACTATGAACAATGCAGCATTAGCTGCTGCTGCTGAAGTGACATTCACAGTTACAAACGACAAGATCGCTGCTACTGATTGTGTTGTTGTAAATCATGGTTCTGGCGGTACTGCTGGTTCTTATCTTGTAGGTGTATCCACAATCGCTGCTGGATCATTCAAGGTAACAGTAACTAATGCGTCTGCTGGTTCTTTAAGTGAAGCTATCGTCATCAACTTTGTTGCATTGAAAGGTGCTTCCAGTTAATGGGTATATTCGCTTTTAGACGAATGAGAGAGCAAGAGGCTACCAAAGAGGTAGCCCCTGTTCTTTTAACATCAAAGAAAAAACCAAAACGAAAGCCAAAATCTAATGGCAATAACAATTCACACAACAGTCGGAAGCAGCATAGCGAATAGCTATATCAGCCTTCAGGAAGCCCAAGATATTATTGATGGGTTAATTGAAGATGATGATGTAGTCGCATGGGCTAGTTCTACAACCGATCAAAAAAACAGAGCATTATTTACAGCTACACAAAGAATAGATAGAGAACGATTCTTAGGTGCAAGAGTAACAGATACACAAGCATTACAATGGCCAAGAACTGGTGTAAGAAAACCTGATACATATATCAATACATATTCTGTTGGTTTTCCTTTTCGTATCACAACAGACTATTACACCGACACAGAAGTTCCAGATCAGGTAAAAAAAGCACAGGCAGTTTTAGCTGTTTATTTAAATAATAATAAAGATGGTTTAGGATTAAGTGGTTTAGAAGATTACAAACGTGTAAAACTTGGTAATCTAGAAGCAGAGCCAAACTTTCATGGTTCTGTTGGTGCTGATAGAGTACCACCACTATTTGAACGCTATTTTACTGGCTTACGAATAAGTGGTCCAGGAAACGTAGCAATTAAACGGAGTTAAAATGACTTACTATCCAGCAGCAGAAATTATTAACGACACAGCAGCACACACTGGTCGTTTTGGCTGCATAAAAGCTTTACAAGATTCAGTTATAAATACTCTTGTAGCTGAAAATATAACAGGAGATTTGACTGGTCTGCAGTTTAAATCAAACACTGCTATAGAAGGAGTTATTACAAGCGTTAAGCTTGATAGCGGAACTGTTATTGCTTATCGTATCTAATGGGTTTAGCATCTTCTTTAAAAAAAGTAAGCAAAAAAACATTAATGAAGTTTGGTGGCGATATAACTATCAAGAGAACCACTCAAAGTGCTTACAACAGTGCAGATGGTTCTGTTGTTAAATCACAAACTTCTGTAACTGTTAAAGGCTTTTTAGAGGGTGTTACAAGTCGTGAGGTAAATGATTTAGTTTTTCAAGATGACAAAAAAGTGATGGTTTCAGCAGGTGCTTTAACATTCACACCCACAACAAAAGATAAAGTTATTATCAGTTCAATAGAATATAAGATCATTCAGATAGATAAAGAGCAGCAAAACAATATAGATATTCTTTACATAATTTATTTGAGGGCATAATGGCTAGAGAAATAAGGTTAGAAAATATTGGTGAACATTTTGAAGAGGATGTAATTCGTTCTGTAAAAGATGCTAGTTTATTAGGTACAGAATTAATAAAAAAATTTACACCAAACATTCAACCAGAAAATGTAGATTATAAAACCACAGGTAATTTATTTAGAAGTTGGCAGACTGATATAAAACCATTTGTAGGAGAAGTTTCAACAAACGTAGAATATGCAGAACCAGTTGCATATGGTACAAGCCTGCCACCTAGTTGGAAGGGTCAATATAGAACAAATCAAGGAACAATCAAAGGTTATCCTGAATTGGTAGCAAAACAACTAGAGGTGCATATTGCAAATAAATTTGGGAGGTTATGATGGCTGCTATAGATTTAAATGCAGTTCGTAAAACAATAGAGGAGAGGCTAATTACAGAATTAGATGATACCCCACCAATAACTGTTGTGTTAAACAATATGCCTTTTGATGCTAGTTCAAAAAATACATTTGTTCAGTGTCTAACAAGTTTTGGTTCTGGAAGTTATCTGACTATGGGTGGTACGACAAGTTCTACAAATAGTGTTGTTGGGTTAATTGTTATAAATATATTTACTGAAGAAGGTTTAGGTAGTGGAGCAAATTTTGTAATTGGCAAAAGACTTAGAGACTTATACAATAGAAATACAGTTTCTAATGTAATCTTTGATTCACCAATAGGACCAGAAGTTTTAACACCAAGTCCTGAAGGCAAGTTTCAAACACAATTAAGAATTACATTTGAAATATATGAGAGTCTTTAATCATGGCTAAGCTTGAAATTACAGAAGAAATGCTTGACGCTATTGAAGCTGTAAAAGGTAGAAGAGAAGCAAATTACTGGGACCCAGAATGTAGAAAATATTATGAGGCACAACAAAAAACAAAAAAAGATGTGAAAAATACTAAAAAAGGTTAATATAAAATAAATACTTTTTTTTGTTATGGCTGTTAAAGGTGATGTTGGAAAAATTATGTTCCACAATGCTGCTGGTACTGAGGCAGATGTTAATGATTTAAGATCATGGTCATTATCTGTTTCTAAAGACACAATGGAAACTACTGCTATGGGAGCAACTTCAAAAACTTTTGTTGGTGGTCTTATCTCAGGTGAAGGTTCTGCAACTTTACTTTATAACCCATCTGGTAACTCAGATTATCAAGCTTTTATTGATGATGTTCTTGTAACTGGTGACGCTGCTGACGCATTGTTTGAGTTATTTCCTGATTCAGCACAATCTGCTAAAAAAATTGGTTTTTCTGGAATAGTTACCAATGCAGAATATGGTGCAACACTTGGTGAAATACAAGAGGTAAATATTACCTTTATTACAAGTGGTGCCATAACTTCAGCTATATAGTACATTAGGATAACCAACCTAATATTTTATGGCAAAAAGAAACGTTGACCTTATTACTGAAGCTTTTGGCGATGTAATGAGTAACAGAAGAAAGTATGAATTAAAAAAGCCAAATGGCGAACTTTTAAAAGAATTATATTTTCCACCATTAACAAGATACGACAGAATACAAGCACAAGCTGCTGCTGGCTCTGAAGAAGGTTTAGTTATATCTACGAGACTTCTTTGCCAGCTTGCAGAAAATGAAGATGGTACAAAAGCATTTGCATCAAGTGATGCTGAAAACTTAAAAAGATTTTTACCAGAAACTGTTTTGAATGATCTTGAATTATTTATGATAGGTTTAAATGCAGATTTAGGTGCAGCAAAAAACGAATTAAGCGAGACAACTGGTTAAATTTTGAGTTTTTTCTCGCAACAGAACTTGGTAAAACATTAGTTGAATTAAGAAAATCATTAACAGAAGAGGAACTTCTTTATTGGGTTGCCTACTATGAAGTTAAGTATGAAAGAGAAAAGCAAGAAATGAATCGTCAAAAGGCAAAATCAAGGTAGAATATAATAAAGGTTATTTGTATTTGTGGCTCAATCAACAGTTAGATTAATAGTTGACGCACAAAATGCAATTAGACCATTGCAGCGTACCGATCAGATAACAAAACAACTTAGTAAGAACACTGATAAATTAAAAGGTAGATTAGATAGATCAAATCGTTCATTTAGAGAACAAGGAGCTTCAGCTAAGGTGGCTGCTGGTGGTGTTCAAACACTAACAAGATCATTAGCACCTTTATTAAAAGCTTTAGCAGTTGCAGCAACAGCAAGATTTATATTTGTTAAAACAGCAGAATTACAAACACAAAGAACCGCATTAATTCAGTTAACAGGTTCGGTAAAAAATGCAAATAAGATAATTAAGGAGTTACAAGCCTTTGGAAATGTTACACCTTTTACCAGTAGTGAACTAATTGAACAATCAAAACGTCTTAAGGCATTTGGTTTTGAAACTAAAGAGTTGGTTGACACAACAAAACGGTTATCAGATGTTGCTGGTGCTACTGGTGCTGATTTGCAAGGCATTGCCACAGCCTTTGGTCAAATAAGAGCAAAGGGTAAATTACAACAGGAAGAAAATCTACAATTGCTAGAAAGAGGAGTCAGCTTAACAACCGAACTAGAAAAAATCACAGGTAAACAAGGAGATACTTTTGAATCTGCAATGCGTAAAGGTGAAATTAGTGCTGATGACGTAAATCAAGCATTAATAAATCTTACAAGTCAAGGTGGGGTATTTTTTGAAGGTGCTACAAAACAATCGCAAACATTAAATGGTCAGGTCTCAACATTAGTTGACAACGTAGAAACACTAGCAAGAACTATTGGTGAAGAATTAGAACCAGCATTAATGACTTCTTTAAAAACTGCAAATAAATTATTAGGTGCAATAAATAGGTTATTTTCTAGTGAGTTTCAAAGACAAATATCTGGTTTCAGGGCAAATCTACTCGTCCCTGGTGGCACTTTAAGTGATCTAAAAAAAATAGAAGATTTTACAAAAAATATACAACCTCTTGGTTTAGATGTTTCTGGTTTAGATTTACGAATTAGCCAACTGCAAGGAACGAAAAATCAGATAGATACAGTTATGAACCAAATAGGTGGTCGAATAAGCCTTGATGAAATAAACCAATCTGTAACAACGCAAGAAACATTAACCAAAAAAATTAATGAACTTACTGCAAGAAAAAATTTATTACTTGATATTACTGATAAAAAAGTAAAAAAAATCAAAGATAGTACTAACGGTGTTAGTGAAGCTTTTGTACAAATAGGAGATAATATTGCAACAGGTATTTCTGATGTTTTAGTAGATGCAATATTGCAAACTAAAAGTCTTGGTGAAGCCGCAAGAGGGATTTTACAAGGTATTGCAAGAGATTTACTTAGACTGGGAATCAATACTGCACTTAAAGCTACAGGATTTGGTCTATTTGAAAATTTACCTGGTTTTGCTGCTGGAGGAAGGCCACCTGTTGGCAAGCCGTCAATCGTAGGTGAACGTGGACCAGAACTTTTTGTTCCAAATACAGCAGGCACAATAGTTCCAAATCATGCTATGGGTGGGATGAATGTTGTAGTAAATGTAGATGCCACTGGTTCTTCTGTTGAAGGTGATGAACAGCAAGGTAGAGAGCTTGGTCGTCTTATCTCAGTTGCAGTACAATCTGAAATAATACAGCAACAAAGACCAGGAGGTTTACTTGCATAATGGCTACTTTTGATGATGCGACTGTTGGAACGTCTGCTGGAGGCACAACACCTAGTTATGGACAACAAAAAAGATCTGCACCATTAACACGCACGATTCGCTTCGCAGATGGGTATGAACACAGAATTTTATTTGGCATAGCAGCACATCAAAATCCAAAAATATTTAATTTTACTTTTAATAAAAGTCAGGCGGATGCCGCTAAAATTGAAGAATTTTTAGACGCTAGAGCAAATGATAGTGATAGCTTTACTTTTACTCCACCAGGAGAAAGTTCATCTTCCGAATTTGTTTGCGAAAGTTGGAGTAAGTCGATACCTTATAACAATAGAGCTACGATCCAAGCTACATTCAGAGAAGTATTTGAACCTGCATAATTATGTCAACAGCTTGGACTGCTAGTACAGCTTTATCTTTAGGTGATATTGTTGCACCAAAAGATACAAGTCCAAATGCAGGGTTGCATTTTAAAGTTATTCAAGCTGGTACAACTGGATTATCAGAACCACAGTGGCCTAAAGAAATAGGTCAAAATGTTTATGACAATAATGTAATTTATGTTTCTTTTAGTGCAACATTTAGTGATTTACAATCTATAAATCCAAGTGCAATTATTGAACTTTTTGAATTAAAACTCAACAATGTATTACATGGATTAAGTACTATATATCGTTTTCATTCAGGTAGTAATATGAATGCAAATGGAAAAATAGTTTGGGCAGGTAATGATTATCTAAGATTTCCGATACAAGCATCAGGTTTTGCTTTTCAAAAAGGACAATTACCTCGTCCAAAACTTGTAGTGAGCAATGCAGGTGTTATTCCAGGATCAGGAATTATTTCTGCTATTCTTTTGTCCGTTAATGAAACTACAGCAGGTAATGATCTTACTGGAGCTACCGTTACAAGAATAAGAACTCTTGCTAAATTTATTGATGCTGTAAATTTTGCTGATAATACAAATGCAACCGCAGATCCTAACACAGAGTTTCCTAGAGAGATTTACTCGGTAGACAGAAAGTCAGCAGAAAACAGAGAAGTAGTAGAATTTGAACTTGCTGCACCTACTGATCTTGCAGGTATAAGGATTCCAGGTCGTCAAGCAACTCGCTCTATATTTCCTTCTATTGGCACGTTTAACTAATGTCCTGGAAAGATAAAGCATTGGTTCATGCGAAAGACCAAGATCCAAAAGAAGCTGTTGGATTGTTACTAAATGTAAAAGGTAAGGAAAGATATTTTCCTTGTCGAAATCTTGCATTAACAGATCATCAATGTTTTATCTTAGATCCAGAAGATTATGTAAAGGCAGATAAGACAGGTGAGATTGTAGCTGTAGTTCATAGTCATCCTGTAACTCCTCCTATTGCAAGTCAGGCAGATAAGATTAGTTGTGAACAAAGTGGACTTCCGTGGCATATTGTTAATCCCAAAACAGAGCAGTGGGGATATTTAGAACCATCAGGATATAAAGCACCAATATTAGGTAGGCAATGGGTATGGGGTATAACTGACTGTTGGAGTTTAGTTAGAGATTGGTACAAAGAGGAAAAAGGTATTCAGCTAAGAGATTGGGAGCGACCTTTAACACCAGAAGAATTTTTAAAAGATCCTATGTTTGAAAGATGTGCTTGGAGAACTGGTTTTAGACAATTACGAAGAGATGAAAAGTTAGAGAACGGTGACTTATTATTTATGTCTATTTTAGGTAATGGTTTAAATCATGTGGCGATATTTTTAGACGGAGATGTATTACACCATTTAACGGATAGACTGTCATGTAAAGAACCTTATTCTGAATGGTTGTTAAAATGTACAGGAGGTAGGTATCGCTATGCTTCGTAAAATAAAACTATATGGAAAGCTAGCAGAATTTGTCGGACATAAAGAGTTCGAGGTGCAAGTTGATAATGTTGCCAAAGCAGTAAGTTTCTTGATACATAATTTTCCTGGTCTGGAAGAACACATGAGTCCACAGTATTATCAGGTAAAGGTAGGTAATTATGATATTGATAAAGATGAAATTGATTATCCTGTTGGAAGGGAGGACATACATTTTATACCAGTTATAGCTGGAGCAGGAGGTGGAACTAGAAAG